CTAGTCCAACCACCTATTTTCTCGGGGAATCCAAACCGGAAACGGATCTTATCAGAGTCCGACCAGCCGCCTTCGTTAGAATAGCTGGTGTTTTCTTTGTTAACGCCGGGTCTGAACTGTAATTTTGCTAAGGGCATTCGCTAACCTCGTCATAGGTATTCACCTGTCGCTATCATAGATGCGATTTCGTGTGCGCGGCCTTTAACGTCCCGTCTCCATTTGGAATCAAGGAACTCTTCTGCTGCGGTTTTGTGGTCCGCCACTTCCATGGCCGCCAAGGCTTTTTTGAAGCCACGCAGACGCGTAGCACCAAGGTTATAGCTGATGTCAATCATAGCATCTTTTCGCACATCATCAAGGTCATTAAACCAAGGATATTCAGCGCTTAGCTCTTTTATGACGCGCAAGATATCGTTTTCAAGGAGCATATCGACTTCATCGTCTGACAGACCTAAACCCCCATTGGGGTCGATATTTCGGCCAATTCCCACCGTCCAGTATCCGGCAGGGCATTTGTAAGCCACGTGGCGACCATTAGTCAGCACCACGCCTTCGTGACGCTTAAGCATCTCAAGTAGTTGTTCTGTCATATCTGCTTCAGTAATAGTATCAATTGTGCAAATTCGTACAGATTAGTTAGCACTTTTGGTTACGCCGATATCGGCGTTTTCCTCGACTTCTTCTTCAGCTACTATGTCGTCTATCGTGTCACAAACATCTACTACTACCACGCCTGTAGTAAGCGTAAGAGCACCTCGACCTACCGCACGTAAGCCTTTGTACACACCCGAGCAGTACACTTCTTTGTTTTCAATAACCTGATCTACAGTTGTGCATGAAGCCATAAGCAGAGCAATACTAAATATTAACGCCAGTCTTACCATTTTTCTGGTCCTCTAAGAACTTAGTTAAACGGGCTTTGTACCCGTCCATAAAGTGGTCTGAAATACGATCTTTAACGCCTCTATCCTTCCTGCGAAGGTACTTAGATGGGTTGATATAGTCTACGCCACCGTTAGAGAAGTACAGCATATCTTGAGACTTGCTCGGGCCATAACAAAGGCGAGGCACGCGAGGCACCGAGTCGCTTCCGTTTACAACCGAAAGCTGGTTATCTAACGTTAACGGCTTTTTAAACCCTTTAAAGAACGTGTTGGGCTTACCAAAAGTAATTAGATTTAAGTTGTCGTGCTTCCCGTTTAGCTTAGCCGCAGAAAGTTCCGCTAAAGCACCCCCAAGGCTATGTCCACAGATCAACGTGCGTTTCTTGTAATCAATGTAAGGCTCGAGGTCATCCCACACTGACGCGTGGGCCGCGACAAACCCGGCGTGACACAAGCGCCCGGCATAGGGAACAGGGAAAGGGACTAAGTTAAACGCCCAGTCTCCCACTTGTTGCGTACCACGGAACACGATTATGTCTATGCTTTTGCGCTGTACAATAAACGCCGTAGTAGACGTAAGACCGGATTCAATCTTAGTCGCATCACGATTGGTCTCGCTATACGCTTTCATTGACCAACTACAGGCCATGTTAAGAAGAACCGGATCTAATTTCATTTTTACCCTACTACTAAGTTAATCATCCAGAAGATTAGGCCCATTGTGCCCCCAGTCATTAGGAGTATCAAAGCGCCGTCAATCATGAGTCGTTTGTTCTTAGCCCTTGCCTCTGCCGCAGCTAGACGGGCTTGGCGTATGGTACGCCGTGTCCTCATCATCTCACTATAGAAAGCTTCGCCCGGCCCGTATAGTACGATAATTTCTCTGAGCTGAGCTTCCATCTGCTGCGTCTTGTGCTTCGCCATCTGTATTTCTAGGGCTTGGGCTTCTACCGACGAGCCTCGCAGGAACTTAGGTCCGTACTGGTTTTCTTTCTCTATCTCTAAGATTTTTTCCTTAGAATCAAAGAACTTACCTATGTACTGAGCCGTGTCTTCTATTTCACGTCCGGCATTTACTGCCTTGGCGACCATGTTATAGGCACGGGTCGCACCGGATATACACGCTGTTATGGTTAACGGGTCCATCAGTACGCCTTCACTGTTACTGGGTCTGCCACACGGGGCAAACAATATGCAGCAAGGGCAACGCCTCTCGGCTCGTAATTAAGTGTCCGTTCTACCTTCCCCCTAACAATTGCGTTCGCAAAGTAGTTGCACCTGTTGATGTCATAGAAATACATGTCCGAAGACTGTATCTGGCCGTTGACCAGTACATATAACAAAAATAGGTGTGTCATAATACGTCATGCCTAGTTGTACACCGCGTAGGCTTTTTCCCAAAGCTCGAAATCCTTGGCGTATGTGTCTAATATATCTTGCTTTCTGTCCGGTGTCAGCTCTGCTAGAAACACGTCTAGTTTGTTGTCTGGGTTCTTGCGCATTTCGATCTTTCCGTCCACTTTACCGCCCTTTCCAAGTATGTACTTACTAACATGCTCGTGTAGGTTTTCGGTGTTAAACAGCTCAGCGTGTTCGGGGAAATAAGAGCATTGCGCGTTATGAAAAACATACTTTCTCTGTTCCGTTTGTATAAAATCCCAAAAAGTATTGGGGTTTTCTAGCTCTTCGTCTATGTAGTTTCCTGCTTGATTCCTAACAAATTTCTCATAGTTAAATATAGAAGAAATTCTTTCCAAAGGATTACGTATAGTAGACACACAGGGCATCGTAGCTTGTATTGCGCTCTTTACCCGCAAGTCTTCAAAAGTCCTATGTACGTTGCTCTCTTTTGCGCTCCTTGCTATTTTTTTTACATTGGATAAATAAGTTTCTTTAAACTCTTCGTTTACCAGTTTAAACTTTTCCCCTCCACCGTTCTTAAAGTCATTTGATATGGCATAAACATCTTTTTCAAAGTCTACTAGTCCTGAGTTTAAAAAATAAAACGCTAAAGAAGTAGAACCAGTTTTAGGAGGACGTATCGCCACAAAATTATTTGAGTACGAAATAATCATGTGATGTAAGGGCATTTGTTTTTGAGTAGGACCTTTTTTTTCTGAAAATGTCGAAGAAAACTTATGCTCATAGTCTTAGATGATTTCATATTAAACTCTTCAAAACTTATTAGATGGTTTTTTAATATAACTTTTCTTTCACTTAGAGGCACAAATTTATAAATAGGGGTACCGCAAGGGATGATTTGTTGTATTTCTTCTTCCCGCCTTCGGAAAAACATATTTACGTTAGTGGTGTTTTGCGTGTGAAACTCTAAAACGCCATTTAAAATTGTTATATTATCTAAAACATCAAATTGCCATTCCGGCTCTAAAGCTAAAAAAGGTATTTTCTCCTCGCATTCAAAAATCCAAGGGCTTTTTAACTTTAAATGTTGGTATTTTTCTTCCACAAAATTATTTTCCCATTGTTCAGAGGGATGGGACTCAAGATCGGATGTTTTATCGGAGTATTGCCAACGGTACGTATTGGTTCCTATTTCCCCTACTGCTAGAAATAAATCACTCCATAAAGGCAGTATGAAACCACTCGAAAAAAGACTAGAAGCTGCGGGGCACAGTTTTAAATTTAAGGAATGGTCCTCGGGACTTTTATAATACGGCGCAGTCAATTTTTTAAACCATTCCGGAACTTTTTGTTTCGCCTCTACAATGGGGAAATAGTTAAAAACGTCAGGACGGAATGTGTAGCAGTGTAATACTATAGGTTTTTTACGCCAAAACATTATGTAATTACCGCCGTATCGGTGTCTTTAAAAAACAACATATCGCCCTCGCACACCATGTTCCAGTCCGGACCTTCTTGCTCGCTATGCGATGGCACTTCTATAATTACATGCCGAGCAAGCCATTCCGTGTTACCTTGCAAAACTCGCCAGACATGCTCTTCTGTACCCCGACCCGGTTGGCCTCGGGCCTTATTAAACCTTATGCGGTATTTAAGCATTTGGTCGTATAGGGAATTTAGGATTGCAGTCGAAATCTGAACACAAACAAACAGCATCTAGTGCCATTAGGTACTCGTCCCACGCAATTTTGTCTTTTACCGTAACCGCAGGGTTACTAAGCGCCGCGTTGGCGGTGTCCTTTTCTACTTGCACTCGGGCAATAACTTCGGCCTTTCTTAGTTCTTCTTGCTCCGCATCGGTAAGCTCTACCCATCCTTGGTCTGCGTAAGAAGGACCTGCCCACGACAGATCACCTATCTTTTCTAGAAAGCCCTGCAACCCAAAGATAGGTCCCCAGTTATTTGGTAGAGGTCCGGCTTCGCTTAGTGCTTCGTTTGTTGACAGCTTTCTTAGTTGCCACATTTTCTTTCTCCTGAAATTCTTTTATAGGGGACAAAACCTTTTGTTTCATACCGGCGGTGTACTCTTCTCTACCCAGCATTTTAGGGTGGGGTGAATGCCCTACGCCTTGAAACGGTTGTACGCCTCTAGCGTGCTCTAGTTCTTCTGGGGTTATTTTCCAGTCGCGCCAACTAGCAAAGTCTTGTCTTGGTAAAATTTGAATATGGCACCCTACCCCCGCAGCAAGTTGGTTGATAAGCTCTATCACCTCTACCGGTTGATAAGTGTTCCACAAAAACTTTCCGGAGGGGCTTCGCATTGTTATTTCAACGGTGCCTCCCCCCGCAGTGCCCACTGTCACAGATTGAGCACGCGTATCGTTAGCTTCTAGAGTTTCTAGTTGACGAAGTTTATGTCGTTTATCTAGTTCTTTTTGCAGCTCTTTTTCATTCATACTATTGAGTGTTCCATGATATGTTTACTTGTCCGTTTGTAGGGACAACTACAGGGTAGCATCCCACGGAGACTGGGGCGCTGTTGGTAGTAGCGGGATTACCCGCAGAACCAGAATTTCCAGCGTTTCCACAGTTTCCAAGAGTACCTCCACCACCACCGCCTCCACCGCCTCGTAAAGAGCTGGGACTTGACGTGCCCGGACCACCCGCACCACCGCCGCCGCCGCCGCCCGCACCTGCCGCATTCCCATTACCTCCGGTAAGTGCGTTTTGTGATGAGGGGTTATAGGGGCCGAAACCGACTTGGTTTTTTGCTCCCCTACCGCCCGGCCCCCCGCCGCCCGGCGCTCCGGCATATCCGTTCTGGCAACTGGATGGGCTGCCGTTATAAAACGGCGCATCCGCATTGGCGGAACCGCCTCCACCTCCGCCTCCGCCGTACAGACCATAAATACCGCCATTTGGGTCGCAATAGGGGCTGCCCGGGAAACAGAAGACCGCGCCATTTCTTCCTGAACTACCGCCGAAGCCGCTTGCGGGGTCACCCTTATTACCGTAAGGGGAGCTAGGCGTGTTTCCTGCGGAATTTCCCGGAGTGCCTCCTATACCCGCATTTCCAGCCGTTCCACCCGTTCCCCCCGCTCCGCCACAAAAAGTAATGCATAACGCAGTCGCTACGGTTCCGGAAGCACCGGGATTTCCCGCAGCTCCACTCGTTCCAGCAGGGTACCCGGTGCCTCCGGCTGCGCCTACGGATGGAGGAGGGGAAGGGTTATTAGTGCCGCCGGAGCCTCCGTTACCGCCCGCACCATTTGCCCCCGGATTACCTGCATTGCCGGAGCTTCCATCAGCCCCTACGCCGGTAACTGAAACTATTTCTAACCCCTCGGGTACGGAAAAAGTTCCGGGCGCGTTAAAAGTCTCACAACCGGCTAAGACTGTGGGTTTCCCACCGAACAAACCTACTTTACTAGTTCCTATAGGCATAATTAACTCCTGAGCGCCGCCGCATCTAAACCCATTGCTGTCCGCTTATCAAATTTATACTCGGCATGTGGTCCGTGTTTGTTTACATAATGCAACATAAATTGTACGTTTATCTGGCCTTTCGGTAATTTTTTACGCCAGTGACCTACTTCGCAGCCTTTGTATATAACCGCATCGCCCGGTTCTAGCATACACTTAACTGGAGCGTTATCCTCGTACTGCATCCAAATAGGCCAAGTATCACCGGTGCAGGCCACGTTAATTGTTACGCTTATTTCGCAAGCGGGCCTGTCCGTGTGGGGCGTAAGCTCCTCCCCTTCTTGGTAAATTCGGCTAAAAGAATACGTAGGTTCTAGCTCAAATCCCGTTTTCTCTTCTATGTTCGGCAGGCATTGCTTGAGCATTACCTCTATAAGAGGGTCCGCGTAGTACTCTAATTTACTAGCTTGACCTTCTTCAAGTTCTTTCTTCCACCCCCATTCGCCGCGATTTATTTTGTTCTCAAAGTATTGAGATATGGTTTTTATGGTCGTAGCATCGACAAATTCTTTTACTTTCACGTATCCCGCGTCGTTAAAATTATTCATGGTAGAACCACCCGGTAACAATGTATTTAGAGCTGTCTCCATAAACAGGGTTTCCCCGGTGAGCATGTGTAAACGCTGCGGGCCATAAAACCATAGTATTCTTCGCCGGGTTAATTCGGCGCTGTTGGTATAAAAATTCTGTTTCTCCGTTAGCTCCTGTAGGCAGCGAGTTTAAATAGAGCATATAAACTAGCCCCCTATGAGCTTGGTCGCCATTTCCCTGCTCGCCGTGCCAAATGTGGTAGCCACCGCCACTAGAAGTCTTTTGCATTTTCATGTTGTTGCAGTTTATTTTTACACTTTTAATAACGGAGAACTCTGCCCCGTATTCTTCAAAACATTTTTGAAGCCCATGAAAAAATATATCTATAGTACTTTTACCATTAAAAGGCTCGAAGTTTATATTCTTGCCATTAGAAAAAATCTGGTAGTCGTCTTTTCTATGCTTATCTACACCCTCTCCGTTTTGCCGATCCGTACCTGCTCCAAGAGATTGGTTTCTATCAAACTCCGATATAAGATGTTGGCAGAAACCCTCGGGGTAAACATCCGAAAATACACCTATAAAGTCTTTATATTCTGCGTTCATTTAAATGGCGGTCCTGAAATCCAAGCTACTAATGTTTGTCGAGTTCCTTTGATCACCGGAGTTACTTGATGCAATGTCCACGCAGGAAACACTGTTATAAGCCCCCTCTTTTTCTGCATAGTAGTAGGTTCTTTATTGGTTAATATCTGCAATTCTCCACCTTCATAATCGCTTGGCTCTGAAAGCTGTAATACCATAGAAAGTTTTCTTGATATCCCCGCACTGCCAAAATCTTGATGCCACTTGTATGTACCCTGCCTAGCCTCGTGGTAGCTGGTTAGCTGTATTGGCTCCCCAAATCCTGTCAAATCAAATCCAAAATGTTCCGCATTTAAACTTGCCGCAACTCGAGCTAAACTCTCAAAAACCCATGAGCACTCTGCGTCTTTAGAAAGCCAGTTTATCTCTGCTCTACGGATCGACTTGCTTACCTGATCGCCACTTCGCCCACCTACTTCAGCTTCCGACGTAGCCTCTCGGGCTTTCTGTTGCAGCCAATCAAGCTGTTCGCTAGTAAAAGCATCGATCCACCACGCAAAATGTTCTATTTTTTTTGAGTGCGGAGTCATCACATGCTGCATTAAATAAACCTTTTTCTTTGCGACAAAATAAAATGTATAAACTTTGTCGGATTATTAGATTGGTTCGGTGTGATCATATGCGGAAGCCACGAATTAAACAGCATCATAGTGCCCGCTTGCGCGTTGCTAAAATGTATCTGCGGCGTTGCCATTGTTACTTGGTCACTGGGCGCTGCCCACAAATCTGCCATGCGCTTCCCCGGCCTTGGGTCGTCAAATATAGGGTAAGACCCGCCTTCCGGCACTTCTAAGAAATAGAACCCTGATATTTGGCTATCCCCATGAACGTGCATAATATTGCTGCCAGTACACGCGAACTCTTGCCCCCACATTCCAGATACGTAAAACTCATACTCATCTGTTAGATACCCCTGATCCTTTAAAATACTAACCCCCTTGTCTCGAAAGTAGGAAGTTAAGTACCCAAGGTCAGGGTCATTCGCCATACTACCGGTCTGCTTAACCACGTGGGGCGGCATCTGGTCGTAGTGTTTCTGCGTATGCTCTAGCGTTTCACCAACCCACTCTGGCCGCTCTTCGCGGTAGATGGAAGATGCGAAATAAGCATAGGCTTCCACTTAGCTATTAACAAAAGTTGTTAAGTCAGTTGCAAGAGCTGTAATAGATGTGGCTGTAATATCCGTAGCATCTGCCGCAGCTTGAGTGCGGCGGTTTTCAACTAATATTTCTTTAGCCGTACGCATTATTTCAAGCTTTGCTCGCTTTGCTTCTGCCGCAGCTTGGTTCACTGCGCGGTTGTCTTCAATCGCGTTCTGTTGATCTACCATTGCTTGCATTTCTGGTGAAAGTGCCATGTTAGTAGCCTCCTAGGCTGTCTTAAATTAAGAGAAGTTTTTAGCGGGTAACGTGACATACCACGTTGTTCCGTTGTCTGGTGAAAAGAAGAACCAAATATCGGTCTCGTTGGCACCTGTAGAGCGGCTAACAGAACCGCCGGGGTATTGGAATGTACCGCCTGCAAAAGCAACTGTTCGGCTAGGGGTCGCATCATTCGTAAGCACCAATGTAAACGAGGTTGCTCTATTAGCAGTGCTGTTAGGTGTAGCCAAAGTAATAGTGGCATTACCATTCAGGGTCGCAGTAAATACGTTGCCGTCGTTACAGTTGATGGTTACCGCTGTTCCTGTGTTTCCTAAAGCAGTTACTTCGTCAGAAAAAGCACCGGCAAAGAACGTACTAGAGTCCATCGAGATTACAGTGGCTGCACTAGCGTTTTGAATTCCTGTAGTAATCTT